TTCTTCATCCAAAATAGAGCCGCCCTGGGAGCGACGTTTTAGCTCATGCAAATCAGATGATTGGTTGCGTTTGTACATTTTCTTTTCATCGTGTTCAGCAAAAACCGGACAAGCTTCGCACCATGGTTTTTCTTCCAGAAGACGAACGACAAGCTTCCTTCTCTCGATGTATTCTTTTTCTTTTTTAACAGACCTATATCTCAATTAAATTTGCCCCATCGTATTCAATGTTGTCAAAATTCCATTGGCCATTTAGAACATCCCATAGCGCTTCATCATATGGGGTCGGCTCAATATCGTTTTCGTTTAGTTCTTTTCTATGCCTGATTATAGCTTGCCTGCACATAACCAATATGTCATCTTCCGACGACACTCCATCCTCAAGCATTGAAATAAGCTCAGCAACCTCATTTATCTTTCGCAACACATAGCCTTTGAACTTTTCAATCTTTCGTTTTTGTCCAAGGTAGTGATGCATTGCCTCGGCGAGAAGCTTTGACCCGTCTTCCCCAAGAGCAGAATACTGCTCCGTGTCCGACTCCATGTCACCCTCAATCTCTTCTATCTGTTCGTCAAGGTTTGACAAAAGTGCGTTAAGACACCTAGCCCAACGGTTTAAATTTTGCGATTCACGCAAAAACTGACGTTGATTGTCGTTCACATTGTTTTTTATGTCCTGAGCTACCAGGTGTGCAAAAGCATCATCGCTCATCATGTGATAAACGGTACTCATTTAATCTCCTTATTTTTTATTCCAATATTCACATAGGTCTCGTTTGAAAAAACACCAGTTGCACAGAACGGCAGGTATTGCCTCCCATTGATTTGTATCAAAGGAATTAGCTATTTGGGTCCCAACATTTTCAACCATATTGGATACTGTGTCAGCGTCTTTTTCTGTATATTTTTGAGAAAATTTAGTTCCATCTTTTAAGTACAAAAGCTCAACTAAATCTATTTTGACATCTTTTGTGTCCGCCAAAACTATTGCGTAAATGAGCAGCTGGGTAAATTTGTCCCCAACATACCTAGCTTTAGGAGTTTTTCCTGTTTTGTAATCCGAAATTGTTGTAAGCCCATCAATGGTTGACCACCTATCGATGTATCCCTTGATTTTAAAACCACCGATACTTCCGTTGAGTTCTGTTTCTACTCCAGACGGAACCACATCCACAGGTGATTCAACTTTGAAAATATTCTCAAGACACCACCAAGAGTTCCACCTAAAGTTATTCAGTCCATCTTTGATAAAAGGAATAACTTTTTCTTCCCATCCCCCGCTTGTCCAAACAGAAGAACTGACATTTTTCAGTGTGGGTATATTCCTGTTTTCTGGTTCAATATTGAGATAGAAATACTCAAGAACATCGTGAACAAAATTACCCATCAATGTTGCCTCTGTTGGGGGCTCTGAGAGCTTATTAACCCTAGAGTATTTGTACTTTAAAGGGCATTGAACATATGTTGATATTGAAGATGGTGATAGGTATGGAGGTAGCTCGTATGGCAATTCCGTGGTGGTTATCACTGCGCGCCTGATACTAACTGCCCATCAAATTCAATCTTTAAGACAGTCTCAAGAAGGAAAACCATCTGCTCGCTTGTAAGGCTGGCTGCGTTGCTTGGCACTGGAGCATTATTGCTGTATGTCTCCCAGTCTTTGCGAAGAGTTGTTTTTTGCTCTGGTGTCATTTTTTTTGTTACCGACATGAATGTGTTCCACATCTCAAGCTTTTCGGAATCTACTGGTTCCGCAGGTCGCAAAACCTCAGCGTCCATAACTTGTTCAATCTCTATTGCGTCCTCGCTTCGAGCGAGATACAAACCAATCCCAAATGTTTGCACTGCTTTCTTGAAGGCATCAGAGACCGCACCCTTGACCTCATCGCCGTAATCAACAGCAAGACCGGTTGCCTTTATGCGCTTGATTTTTTGGCCACCCACTCCGTCCCTGGCAACTTCGTTTCCATCAATCGTGGCAATCACTGTTACATGGGCAACAATTGAGTCTCCAATTTCTGAAAAGTTTTGAACTTTTAGCGACCAGTTCCCGACTCCGATTACCTTGTTCATCCTGTTGACTACTTCGCTAACCGGGATGTATGTAAGAGATGCTCCGCCTTTATTCAGGATTCGTTCCATCTCTTGTGGAAATGGCTCTGATAGGAGGTGGTAAATTTCGTTGTTCATTATTTTGCCTTTCGGATAATTATGCTTGTTTTTACTTCGTCTGAAACCTGACAATAGTTGTCTGCGTTTACCCCAATTTTTGATAATTCTTTTATGCGCCAATAAGAGGGTTGGACAAAACGTAGCAGCTGAGAAGCAATGTCGTCAATGGTTGAATTCATTTCACCAGAGTCAAGGTCGGTTGACATCTCAACGAGCCTGCGTGTAACAATTGATGCCAGCCCATCGTGGTCCCAAGACTTGCGGTCACTACCGGACTTCTTTTCAATAGTTGTTCCATCACCCAGCGAAATCATTGGGACGGAGCCCATCTTGTCTGCAACTATTTTTACAGCCGTGTCATAGACCGACGACAGTTCCTGCTTGAGGAAATTTAGAATTTTAAGAGATTCGCACAGCTGCTCAATATCCACATCCTGTTCTCTGGCAGCCGAAAAATTTCTATCTGCATCCATTAGTTTCTTGGATATTTCCGATACCTGAACGGCTAACTGCTCTGCATCAAAAATGACTTCAGTATCCATTTTTCCTCTTTTTTAATAGGGGTGTAATTCGTATTAGATGATGATACTGGTAGGGCGACGATAAGGCAAGCCCAAACCAGCTAAAAATGTAAAAGCCCCAACAGCTGAGTCAACCTGGTCATCATGGTCACAAGCTTCCGGGAAGGATGACATTTCGTCAAGCCAATCGCTCAACCATGGGCCACGCACAACTCTCACATTCCCGTTGGCTACAGCTGCGGCAAATGGTCGAGCTCTTGTTAGTTTGTCACCAGTTGAACGGATTCCCATAAAATCATAACCTTGGAGTATGTATCTTGCATATTGGTCAACCAAAGCCTTGCCGGATGAGCCTGGTTCTTGCTCCATCCTGACCGAAACATTTGGGCCATCTTCAGCTGCGGTTTGCGCTATCAGCTGTTCAACCTTGTCACCCTTTACTCTTGCTTTTTTTACATCTAGGACAAATGCCACTCCGGAGTCGTACAAAACCAATGTTCCCACCGTCCAGTCGGGGTTTGGGTTGCTTCCAGAAGGCTCTGTGGCCGCAAGGTCCCAGAACCTAACAGCTCGAGCGTTCCCACCAACTGGAGGGACCTCTGATTGGTCAATTATCACAAAAGAAGTTCTATCAAAAAGGCTTCCCAGCGTTGTGGCCCACCAGTCACCCTCCTCTAATCGCCTTCTTTCAATTGGGTCAAGGGCGGCAAGGGCCTGCCTGTACGACTCTGGGTCAATTCCTGGGTTGTCGGTAAGAAGGGATGGAACAAAAATTCTTCCAGCATCTACGCCTTCAACTATGAACCTCTGCCTCACCCAATTGGGGGCAGGGTTTGATGCAGAACGCATTCTCAATGGGACCTTTGAAAGCTCGCCACTTTTTGGTCTTCTGAGTCTGGAGAACAAATACCTGTAATCAGACTCACGTATTTCAGTTACCTCGTCCATGCCAATGAACTGGAACTCCGAACCCTTGTATCTGAGGTAGTCATTGGTGTTATTTAGGTAACCAAATGAGATTCTTGCCCCGGATGGGAATGTTGCCACATATGTGTTGTTGTTCCAACTTATCTCCTCAACCCCGCCAACCCATGATTTGAATCGGTCCATAAGAGCCCCAGGAAGAGAAAGGTCTGAATATGTTCTTCTAAAAAGAATCGCTGAATAACCCGGCACATCTACATATTGCATCGCCGCCATGAGCAAGGCGCTACTCTTGCCGCCACCAGCAGCACCTCCAAAAAACGCTTCTAGCGCATATGTTCTGAGGAATACTTTCTGAGTAATAGATGGCGTTTCAGGGCAAAAATAAGGTTTTCTTGGTTCTAGGTATTCTAAAACTTTTTGCCAGTTTGTCATTGTCGTCCAAGTCGATTAGTCGTGCTAAGTTTAGATTACTATGGCACAAGCTAATCCTAGCGAAAAAAAGTTTCAAAAAATGACAAAAGCAATAGGCGTTTTTGCTTCAAAAATGACCCAAAGGAATACCATCGCCAACATATTGATTGCTTCATTTATACTGTTTGTGAGCATAGGAACATTCTTAATATCTCCACCAGCTGGTTTTATTACTTTTGGTGTTGCTTGTGGTGCAGTCGGAATCTTACTTGGGATGGAGTAAAAGTACATAATGCCTTGGAACCCATCGCAAAATAAGTCAGTTGGCCAGTCGCAACAAAAGTCCGCACTTGGACCAGGAGCGCCAGTTGCGTTCAACCCTTCAATGGTTGGTAAGCCCTACAAGGACTCGTGGGATATTGAAAGAGCGTACCGTGAAGGTTTCCAAAAGGTAACTTGGGTTAATAGGTGCATAGATGCAATTGCAGGAAATCAATCAAGATTGCCAGCTATTTTGCGAGAAAATAATAGTCCAACTGGAAAAATTATTCGAGAGTCAGATGAGAGCATCCTCAACTTACTAAACACCAAATCAAACATGGGTGAGAACTCATTTGTTTTTAGATACAGGCTCTCATCTCAATTGCTCATGTCGTCCCGTGGGGCATTCATTGAAAAAGTAAGAGGCAGAGATGGTCAGCTAATTGCGCTCCAGCTTTTGCCACCGCAACACACAGCGCCAATACCAGACCCTAGAAAGTTTGTTTCTGGTTTTGAGGTTGATATGCGCAATGGCACAAAAGTAATTCTCAAACCAGAAGATGTTGTGTGGATTAGAAAACCACACCCACTTGACCCATACCTTTCATTAACCCCAATGGAAGCTGCCGGGATTGCAATAGAGATTGAGAACTTGTCAAAAATATACAACAGAAATTTTTTGCTTAACGATGGTCGACCAGGTGGCCTTCTTGTTGTTAGAGGAGAAATTGATGATGACGACAAAGATGAATTAAGAAGTCGTTTTAGAGGAAACATAAATAGAGCCGGCGCAGTAACGGTTGTATCTTCCGACGAAGGTGTTGATTTTGTTGACACAGGTCAATCACCACGAGATGCAAACTATGTACAAATGCGTCAAATACAAAAAGAAGAAATACTTGCAGCTTTTGGAGTTCCAGAATCCGTTATCGGCAACGCCTCTGGAAGAACCTTTAGTAACGCCTCGGAAGAACATAAAGTTTTCTGGAACGAAACAATGCTTCCACACCTGGAAACACTGGCTCGTGGTTTAGACGAACTTCATTCGGAATATTACATTGATTTTGATGTGACCGATGTTCCCGTTCTCGTTCTCTACAAGCAAGAAAGAGACAGATACCTTCTTAACGAATATCAAAGTGGTCTCATAAGTGGAAATGAGTACAGGGAAGGTGCTGGTCGCGGGAAAATTGACTCCGAACTAATGGACGCAATGCTTGCTAATCCAAACCTGACTCCAATTGGATACACAAATAAAAAGTTTGAACCAGCCCAACAGGGACAACTTGACATGATGGGTGGCGGTGCACCGGTTCCAGGAATGCCACCAGTGCCTGGAATGCCACCAGCTCCGGGAGCAGCACCAGCCCCTCAAGAAATACCGATTCCAACATATGGCCCACAAGCCGCACCACAGGGTGGTCCATCTGAGGGGATGACATCGGCCTTGACAGCAGAAGCAATTGCCGCACAGCAAGCAGCGGCCATGGGTGGACCGAAGACCAAAGAGGAAAGCAGTGGAGCAAGCTCTTATATATCCGATGAATGGGATTTTAAAGCAGAAGAATCATCGGACAGATGGATTGAGATTCTTGATGCATCGCTTGAAAGATTTTTTGAAAGACAGCAGAGAGTGGTTATGGAAAAAGCTGCTGGAAGCAAGGCTAGAAAAAATATTGAATCAAAGTCACTTGACCCAGAATCAATATTTGACATAGCTGTGTGGAACAAACAGATGAATGAAGACATAAGACCAATACTTAGCGGAATAATGAATGACGCATCGAGTGTTGTGTCCCAGGAAGCATCAATGCAGGCGGAGATGGACGAAGATGCAGTAAAAGAACATCTTGATTCGCAGATGGAGCGCATGGAAAATGTGAACTCCACTACAGCTGCCGAAGTTGCAGCAGCGGTTCTTGTTGCCTCATCAATGTCTGACGAAGAAGATAAAGTTGGAATGCTAAAAGCTGCACTTTTGGCTATTTTTATAAACCTATTGATGAAGAGGAAAAGACTCACAGCCGAGCATGAAGGACAAACTGCATACAACGCAGGGACCTATTTGTCTGGACGTTCAATAGGTGCAATGACGAAAACATGGATTACAGAAAAAGACCCCAAGGTAAGACCGGAACATGCTGGTCTTCATGGCAAGTCTGTTGGGGTGCTAGAAGCGTTTGACATGGGTGGAAACCTGCTGAGATTTCCAGGAGACCCATTTGCTCCACCTCACCTAACAATAAACTGCAGATGCAGATTGAGGTTTGACAAAGATTAATTTATATAAACACAACTGACTTTATATAAATAAAACAAAAAGCTTCACAAAAATAAGAACAACTCGTTTATCATTGATGACTAGGTGACTATGACCAACATACAAGAATCATTAGCAGACTACGAATATAAGTCCCTAGTAGGGCAGTTCAACATTGACGAAGCTCTCGGCATAGTCGAGTGCTTTGCTGCTGGCGTTGGCAACAAGGATTCTGTTGGTGACATTTGCCTTCCTGGCTGTTTTACAAACTCCCTAAAGCGGAGAAAGCCCCGAGTTGTTTGGGGCCACAATTGGAATGAGCCAATCGGCAAGGTTCTCGAAATCTATGAAGTTGGTCCAAACGACCCTCGTCTTCCAGCAAAGATGAGAAAAGCCGGCATAGGTGGTCTTTACGCAAGAGTGCAATTCAACCTTAAAGCAGAAAGAGGACGTGAGGCATTTGCAAATGTTTCTTTCTTTGGGCTTGAGCAGGAATGGTCAATCGGTTACAAAACACTTGATGCAGTCTTTGACCCAACACAGCAAGCAAATCTTCTAAAAGAAGTTGAACTGTATGAAGTTTCTCCGGTGCTTCATGGTGCAAACCAGTTGACGGGGACAATCTCTATTAAATCTGATGAACAGGGAGCAAAGCTGCGCGACCCAAATGGTGGTTTGACCGCAGCTGGTCGTGCTCATTTCAAGAGAACAGAAGGCGCAAATCTAAAACCAGGAGTCAAGGGTCCAGCAGACACACCAGAAAAGATGCGTCGCAAGGGTTCTTTCCTAACAAGATTTTTCACAAATCCTTCTGGTCCAATGAAAAAACCAAACGGAGAACCAACACGACTAGCTCTTTCTGCTGCCGCATGGGGGGAACCAGTTCCAAAGAATGCATCAGACGCTGCAGAACTTGCGGCCAAGGGACGAAGACTGCTTGAGCGCTATAACAACACAAAGAAAAAAGATGATAGTGATTCTTCGGAAACAAAAAACCACGTAACCGCTATATATGAAGCCATGAATAATGGAGAGAACTCTGTTGTTGGACGCGCCGCTGACCTAACAAGGGCGCTGGCGTCGCATTTTGGCGGAGCCGTAAGACTGGTCAACGCAGACAATGATATTGCAATTTTTGAAATGGGAGCCGGTGTCTCGGTTGAGACATTAAGAGTTTCATATTATTTTGATGGCGACGAATTCATGTTTGGCACAGCCCAACCGGTACGACCAGAAACCGTATACATCCCAGTTAATGGCTCAAATGGAAGCAGGGTTGGAGACAGCAGCGCTTCTGATGCAATGACAATTGCAATGAGCCCAGTTGGGGGAAACCTGTATGATGCAATGTCTTCAGCAGCAGTGCCACATGAAGCATGTTGCGACGATTGTGCAAAAGGCGACACATCTTGCTCCATACCCAACAATCTCAGCACCCTTGAAGAATTTAAATCTGCAAATAGCGGAGAGCATCTTTTCTTGTCGCCAGCAGACAATGCAGAAAAAATTGAAGCTTTTGAAATAATCAACACAATTGCCGAGTATCACTCATTTGATGTGAAAGTTTTGGAGAACGGAATTGTTGTTCCAGACATTGACAGAGTCAGTGTTGCTGCGTATAAAGCACTATCAAATGTTTTTAATTCTTTTGAACAAAAAGCTCTTGGCGCGGCAATCGGAAAAAAGCCAAGAAACACAAATGCTTTCACTGCAAGAAACGCAGACAATGACCCATACGTTCTTGAGGGAATTACAACAATAAACAGGGGTCGTGGCGTTATTGACCCAACCCCTGGAAGCGATTTTAATGTTCCCAAAAAACCAAAACGTACTAGAAGACCGGGCGAAGCAGATATGCCGTCCGTTCCAGAGCCAGTAACAATCCCAGAAGAAATTCCAGAAGTTCAACCTGTCAAGCCAGACATAAAACCAGCTAGACCAGTT